GAAACGGGGCCGAAGCCCCTCTAATCAGGAAACGGTAACGTTGCAGACACCCACGAACAGGCCATCGTTCGTCATGACAACCAGCTCTGATGTACCGGCAGCCTTACCTTTAACGGTCAGCACATTGTCGCTGGCGGTCACTGTCGCTTTAGCCGGATCGGACATCGACACCCGGAAGGACTTGTCAGTGGCGCCCGCAGGATTAACGGTTACGTTAACGGAATCAGTCGCACCCACGGCAAGCGCAAGGGTGGTTTTATCAAGCGTTACACCCGTGACGGCGACAACGGCCGCGCGGGTTTCTTCAGCCAGCGCCGGTTTACCGTTGTTGCTGATTTTTACGCTACGGGTGATCACTTCCTTGGCCGGGATGGTTTTGCCCAGGCTGCTCACCCACCCTTTAAACACATCCACGGTGCCGTTCGGGTATTTAATTTTGTAGGCGCGTACATCGCCCGCATAAAACCAGTCAACCAGATTTTGCTGCCCGCTTTCGCCCGGTTTCCAGGCCAGATTAAAACTTGCCTCCCCGGCTGACTTCTCACCCTGCCCGGTGTTGGACCAGTCCGCATCCGGGTCGTCGAGATAAGTGTCATCGTACGATTCAGCGGTAAGTTCGCCTGGTGTAAGATCTTTAATTTTTGCCGTCCGGAGCCAGTCTGTATCAGACAGGGGATTCGCGTACGGGTCGCCGTTGCCGGTATAAATCCATAGCGTGGTACCGGCACCTTTAACCGGCTCAAGTGGTGATGGTGTAGGCATAAATCCTCACATAATGTAGGAAAGAGAATATTTCAGGTCCGCCGATCCCCATGTGGCCATCTCATCATCTCGCTGATAGTCATAGCCCTGTGTTGACATGGTTTCGATAAGCTCGCCCAGGCCAGGAATGCCGTTTAACTGCGGATAGATCCGGCTTTCCATCCATTCATCAAGCGCAGAATCGGTTTCTGCCGCCTTCAGAAAAACTTCAACGTGCAACGTGGCACGCCAGAGATCCTCATCAACGGATTCATCAGTCGATTGCGCGTCTGTGAGATATACAGCCAGCGCGGGTAAGTCCTCTGGCTCAAGGAAAGCCGGACGTCCGTCGAACCAGGTAACTGGTTCAGCTATACCGGCTTTGAGCGCACTGAGAACTGCTGCCCTTATTTGTGGATGTTTCATTTAGTGAGTACCAGGCGGAGTTGATTGCGGAGCGCCGCAGAGAGTTCTTTTGGCAAATCCGTTTTTGACAGCTGACTGCTTTGCTCCTTAAAAGCGCTCGTCAGCGGTTCGGCCAGCGGGATGCTGACGACTTCAACGGGATAGCGTGCTTTTGTTGTACGCCGCAACACGTGCCAGCGCCCGTTCTTCAGTTGCTGGATGAAGCCACCCGGGAAGCGAAAGCGGCCGATTACCAGCACACTGTTTGCTCCACGCATATCCCGCTTGCGGCGGGACAGGCGGAGACTGGCGGGCCCCAGTTTGATAGCGGGCAGGTTGCCTCTGTTCACTCTGATAGTTGCCACTGGCTTTCGAACGGTGGCCTTTTTTAGCCTGGCGCGCTGATTGACCAGCTTGCGCTGTACGCGGGTCTGCTTTGCCACTACTCGCGTACAGCGGCTGATGGCACGCGTGGCAACACGGTTGACCGCCTGAGAAGACGCCCGGGGAACAGCCGTTTTACTGATGCTTTCAAGGTTGGCGATGGCCTGATCGAGTCCTTTGATAGACATGGTGCCTCCTACTCAATCCAGATTTGAGGTTTACCGTTAAAGGTCTGTTGACGGGTAATTTTGTAAGACTGCTCCCGCCAGATTACATCGTCACCCCGTCGGGGTTTCAGCATTGAAGAGAACACCACCAGTGACAGTCCCTCCCCGGCCAGCGGCCCCATTTCAGCAATAAACTGGCTTTCAACAGCGTCGTAATCCATGCCGTTAACCGTGACCACATGGCCCATTGCCCGCACAGTGGCGGCATCCATGCGTGCCGCCATCTGATCAAAAGGGTTAGCCATTCAGGCGAACCGCAACTGCGGCACTGTTTGCGGCAGCCGCTTCCCATGCCTTACCGGCCGGGGTTGCGCCAGTGGCATCGAGCTGGATTTTGCCGCTCTTGAGATAGACGGTTTTGCCCTGGTCAATGGCGTCAGCAGCAAGCTTCGGCAGCACTACCACGCCCGTGGTGCGGCCGTCGCCGGTTTCGCCCGGGGCGATATCGACAATCGCCACTGCCAGTACATCACCTACCGCTACCGGCGCGCCGCTGAGAATGGGCGAAGTACCGCTGTTTGTGATTGCAATTGTATTACCGTCCTGAAGATAATTTTTCATAAAGGCTCCATGACCCCGGCTGGGGCCAGATTTCAGACATAAAAAAAGCCCAGACGGGCTACGGGAAATGCACGGGAAGGATTACTTGCCGGTGGATTTCACCAGACCGCGATAATCCAGTGGTGCCACGCCGGCATCAATACGAACTTTGGTTGCCACACCGTCGGTGGTAAAGCCTTCCAGCTGATCGATGTACGGAGTATCAACGCCGTTCAGGTAAGCCACTTCAATGGTATCGCTACCTTTAGCAGCGGCCAGATACCATGCTGCAGGATCGGCATCATCCAGACGCGGTTCGGAAATCACCTGTGCGAAGTTCTGAATCGGGTTGACGATGCCTGAATTAACGTCAGCACCCTTAACGCTCGTCGACTTGATAGTCTGGTTGGCTACCGTTTCAAGGATGGTAGGCGTCAGCACATAAGCAGGACGGATATTAAGGGAACGTTCGCCCTCTTTCTGCACACGCATCAACTGACGCGCATTACCCAGGTTTGTCACATCGATGGCGCCGGCAGAAAGGTTTTTATGATCCGCACTGAACAGTGCCTTACCGTCAGACATTTTCGGGTTCTGGGTCAGCACCGCGTAAACCAGATCACCGATTGTGCCTTTCGCCGCGCGGCCCATTTTGGTGGGAACATCGGTTAGCTCATTCAAATCGTCATTAATGATGGCCTGGCGGGTAATGGAAAAGATCTCGCCATAAGTCGCCAGCGCGATAGTTTCGCCTTTATCACCCGTGGTCACATATTTATACTCGGCACCCTCACGCACTTTGCGCAGCGAGGCGAAGCCGCCCATGCCAACGCGGTGCGCAGTCTTGAAGTCACTCAGACTGCCTTTTTTGGTCCACAGTTCGAAGGTTTCGTCGGCCTCTTCCCAGCCCTGCAGCAATGCCTTGTTGGCAACATCCAGCAGAATATTACCGAAGTCAGAGGTGCTGTGCGTCATTGCAAAGCCGACCATCTGCATAGGGTTATAGCTCGCCACTCCGACACCGCGCTCGGTCAGAGACATGCGTGCATATTCTCGCAACGTCATGCCGTTATAGACGTTTTCGCGATTCACCTCTTCGTAACCCGCGCGGGCCATCAGCGCCTGACGGATACCATCACCCACAAAATTTCCGTTACCAGCATGAATATGAGTGGCACTGGTTTTATTGGATGGCGTAGCCGTTTTCCCGAGCTCCGCCAGCAGCTTATCTTTTGCCTGCTCAACGGAACACTCAATATCTCCGACACACTGAGCCTGCAGATCCTGATGGCGCCCGCCGAACATAGCGAACAAATCGTTAATGCCGTTAACGCGGGCGCGCTGTTCCGCCAGTACCTGTGCGCGGATAGTGTCTTCGGTTGACGGGTTCTGCGGTGCCGGATTCTGTGGCTGATTCTGCGGCTCCCGGGTAGTGGTGTTGCGCGGCGGGGTGACCATATTACGAATGCTTTTTGGCATTTTCTCAAATTCCTCAATACGTTTTGAATGGATACAGGCCATCGCCTGCAGGGACGGGGTCACCTGGTCGGCAAAACCCTGCGCCAGGCATTCTTCGCCGGAAAGCCAGGTTTCATCTTCCAGCATGGCGGCAACTTCTTCGTGAGATTTGCCGGATTTGGCGGCGTAGGCCGGGATTAACACGCTTTCGACTTTATCGAGCAGATCGGCATAATCGCGCATGTCATCAGCATCACCACCCGCGAAGCCCCAGGGCTTATGGATCATCATCATGGTGTTTTCCGGCATGATGACCGGGTTACCTACCATGGCGATGACCGAGGCCATCGAAGCGGCCAGACCATCGATATAAACTGTGATGGCGGCGCCATGGAATTTCAGGGCATTAAAAATGGCGATACCGTCAAAGACATCGCCACCCGGGGAGTTGATATGCAGCTTGATATGCGTAATATCGCCCAGCGCCTTAAGGTTGGCGACAAACTGTTTTGCCGTTACTCCCCAGTAGCCGATCTCATCGTAGATATAAATTTCAGCCTCGTTTGCCGCACTGGCCTGCATGCGGAACCAGTTATTTTTTACGTGGGCTTTTGGGCGATTCATTACCCGGTTTCGTTTCCTGGACACTGGTGTCTCCTTTATCATTTGCCGGGTCTGTGTCGAACACCAGCCCCTGTTTACGGTTATCGTCAATCTCTGCTTTGCGGCGGCGTTTCACATCGTCCGGGTTTGCGCCCCGGGCGCGTACCCACTCGCTTTCCGTGGCCGCGCCGCCACGCAACAACAATTTCCACGCGGTTGCCTCTTTGACCGGGTCGATCCACGGCATCACCGGGCCCGAGTAGACGGCGTTATAAAGCGATGCCTTATCCACGCCCCGCGGCAACGCTATCTCTCCGGAAGCGATAGCCATTTTCAGCCATGCGCGGTACATCGGGCGGGTGATCGCAGCAATAAACGCGTCCTGGAGGATAAGGTAACCTTCTGTGGATTCCACCAACTCCTGCCGCTGGGCGCTGTAAGTGCCGTCATAATTTCTGGCGATGCTGGAGAAGCTGCCGCGCGTACCTGCTGCAAAAGCGCGCAACTGTCCGTTACGGAACGTTTCGAGGTTAGGGTTTGGGCGATCGGATTTAATCATTCCGATATCCTCACCCGGGCGCAGATTATCAAACAGCATACCGGGCTCAATATTCAGTTCCCGGTTACCGCCGTTATCATCCTCATAAGTCTGGCCGTCGCCTTTTTTGATGAACATCCCCAGCGCGGCTGCGATACGCGCGGCTGTCAGTTCGGCATCCTCGTATTCTTTCAGGCCTGAAATCCGCATCATCACACCCGCCAGCAGAGAGTTACCCCGCAACTGGTGCAGGCGTCGCATGAATTTCAGGTGCAACATGTTTTCGGCGATAATGTCTTTGGTGTCGCCCAGAAGCATGCCTTCGGCGGGCATGTTGCGGTACACCAGATATTTCACCGGGCGTCCCCAGTCATTCAGATAGATGCCCTGGCTTAATTTCTGGCTGGGGTCGGATGTGCCCAGAGGTACAAAATCAGGCTCCAGCGCTTCGAGCCAGAACGGGATGCCCGCCACAGGGGACAGGCCATTCCCCGTCCCGCTGACGATTTGTGCGAAAACTTCGCCGTCACGCAGCCAGGTTCGTGCCATCAGACGCTCCAGCACAGGCCGGGTAAACTGTCCGGTTACATCAGGCGAAACCGACCATTCCGCCCACTTTTTACGGATTTGTGTGGCAAGCCCGTCAGCCAGCTTCCCGTTTTCCAGCAGCGGTTGCGGCTCAACGATGATGCCCTTTGCGCCAACGATGCGTTCTTCGAGCTTATCAAGGGTGCCAATCACCAAATCGTGATTGCAGTCCAGCCAGCGCGCCTGCTCGCGCAGGGAACGACCACCGAACTGGGTCAACTGGTTGGCGGTACGATTTTCACGCTTCGCACGGTGAGTTCGTGTAGGCAGTACCGCTTCATAGGCCCGAATCACCATCCGGGATTTCAACCGGGCTGCTTTCCAGCCTGGCGAGAAAAGGCCGATCGCATTATCCAGCAGGCTCATCGCGGGAACCTCGCCAGACGATATGCAGGGCGCCCGGACATCACGGCGCTGGCTGAGGCGAATTTGCGCTCCCACTCCTGACGCCCCTTGCGAATTTCGCTCAGGTTCTCCATGGTCATCTGCTGCCCGTTGAAAGTTATGGACTTGCCCTGCAGTACGGCTATCTCCGCTTCGGTGTAGCGACGGATCACGTCCTGAATATCATTTAGAGTCACACCCAGCCTCCTGAGGTTGATGGTGCCCATGCCGATTCACGGGCCGGTTTCGTTGTCTCTGGTACAGGAACTGCTGGTAGCGTTGTTTTAACTGCTGCCACAGTCGCCGCATCTGGTATGGACTCAGCCACAAGATAGGTTTCACGGCGCGCCCACTCCGGCGCGTCAGGCCATTTAATCTTTTCGTAACCGTGGAGAATGACCAGAGCATGCGCATAAACCATGAGGTCAAACGCTTCGTTAGCGCCCTTACCGGGCTTGGTCCATTTGCCATCCGTTGAACGCTCCTCGTAGGTCAGCTCGTCGTAAAACCACTCACCCAGCCAGTCCGGGAAATGGATGTAGTTAGGCCCCGGCACGTCGCGCCAGAGCGCGTTGTTGATCCGGTCCTTCAGGGCGTTGGTCTGGAGTAGATAAAGCGGGACGTCGCCAGCCGCTTTCGCCCGGCGGGCGGAGCGCCCGGTGTTATCGGGTAAGGTGCGGGTAATGAGTTTGGCGCGCGTCTGGCTGTCACCCTTGAAAAGCCAGACTTTACGCTGCAGGCCGTCACGGCGGCAGCGGCGCCAGAATGCATAAGCATTATCTGTTACACCATCTTCCCCGCCGGAATCCACGGCCATAGCCAGCAGGCTCATACGCATACCCGGCTCGCCATCCAGCGCCCAGGTTTTATCGAGCACGTCAGTACGCAGCAAATCCCAGTCTTCCGGGTAGCTTGCCGGGTCGATGTGGTAACTTTCACCATCATCATTGGTTCGCATCGACTGCATGATGTTGTAACGGTCGACAATCCAGCGTTCGCCCTGGCTGCCATAACCGGTAACCTGCACCACAAATCGGCGGTTTTTGCCGCCCTGCACGTCGACGGTAGCCACCAGGAACTGCACGCCCGCCGGAACCCGGCGCCTCTCGACAGGCTCGGCACGCAGACGAAGCTCGTCGCCCTTTCGCTGCTCCACGCTCGAACGGGGAAGGTAAGGCAGGCCCCAGTCGGTATTGATAACCGTCTTGAGCGTTTCTTCACTGCCGTTGGCTTCATATTCCTGTTCGGCGGTGAGGAGCTTGTAAACCAGCTGCTGCCAGGTCTGGTACGCAGCCGCCGGACCTTCCATCCAGAACGAAGCAATGCGAGAGCGCCGCGCCTCGCCCGTTATGTTGCCATCACGGTCAATTTTCTGGCCTTCACGCAGCCAGACGCCCTTCATATTCAGACTGCGCTTCATATCAGCAGTGATAATCCCGGCGCACGACGGGCAGACAATATGAGCCGCCTCGCTTGCTTTCACCGGATCGCTAATCTCCCGGTATCCCGTCATGGCTTTCATCTCTGGCTGGAAATGCTCACCGCAGTGCGGGCAGGGCCAGTAGAAGCGACGGCGGTCGCCGCGATTGTAAAGCGACAGAATACCGGTCGTTGGCGGGGCTTCATGCTCAGAGCTGCGGCGCCATTTGGTATCGCGAATATCGCGGCCAGGAGAGCTTTCCACCAGCGTCATGCCGGAGGACATAAAAGTGGTCGTACGTTTTGAGGCCAGAGAAAAGGCATCCCCCTCCCCGTCTATATCCTCCGGGAAGCGATCATAATCGGTCAGTGCCACGCATTTGTAGTCCGAGGAGGACATAATATTAACGGACGGCCAGCCAATCTTCAGATAGTTCCCGGCCCTGAATGTCCGGTCGTAAACGTTATTATCGTTACGCCTCGGACTGAGTCGTTTCGCAACGTGAGGACTGCAACGAAAAGTACGATCGAGGCGCTTTTTCGAGTGTTCACGCGCCTTCTCTTCCGTCATCTGGATAATCAGCATGTCGGACGGATCGCAAACGACGTTATAAACCACCCAGCCATCGATCAGGCCAATTGTCTTGCCGGTTCGCGCCGGGCCGACAAATACCACGGCATCATATTCACGCGAAGCCAGGCAGTTCATTGGTTCGATAACGTATGGGGCTAAATTCGGATCCCACGGGACAGAGTTTCCGGCCCCCATAGGTACACGCATATATTCACTGACCGCATCGGCCACCAGCATGCGGCTTGGGGCACGAAGAATTCCAGGCACATCTCTTCGGATGCCCCGGGCAGATGCCCTCTTCGCCATCAGTCCTCCTCAGGCTCATCCTCCTCCGGCTCGGCGTCCAGAACGCGCTGGGCGATCTGGTCACGTAAATCATCAATAACACTCTGCACCCGGCTGACGGCGACAGGTGTCAGCGCGCAGTCACGCTCCAGAATATCTGGCAACGTTTCCAGCACCTGTACGACGGCCTTTGCCATCACAGAAAATTCGCGCGCAACTTCATCAGCAGGGATTAGCTGCCCTGTGTCCTGTTCAAACTTGAGTCGCTCATTCTCCGCTTTCCAGTGGGCAAGCCTGTCCGACGGCGCCATATCCTCAGTAGAAGCAGAAACGGTTGGTACCATCAGTTCAGTCAGCACGTCGGTAATAAGATAGAGCTTGAGTTTGCTGTTACTGCCGGGTGCGGGCGCGACATTTTTCAGCCTGGTTGCCACCGTTTGCCGGTGCACGCCAGTAATACCAGCCAGCTGATTGATATTGAGCTTATGGGAAGCGAGTTCCTGATCCATGATGGTGAACACTTTTTAAACGTTTCGGCATCTTTGCAATTAGCTACATAATTAAATCAGCGAGTTACACGCATGATGATGATGACCAAGGATCACGAAAACTAGCCGTTTTCCGCGTGCCCGCCGCCTCGTGGCAGGCCACCCCTCCGGGAGGACCCGCAAACGATATTGATTATCATTTGCATGATATTATCGAGACTTTATGCCTGCCCAGATAGCTCCGCCGGTCTGCATCTCTTTGCGAATAGCTTCCCTGATAGCTTCATCCATGTTGGCGATGGCTGTTTGCAGGTTGACACTTACTGCAGCCTGTCGCGCTATCTGCGCATCAGTAGCTTGAGCGTTTTCGATGAGGCTTTTCGCGGCATCGCTAAGAACAGCAAAGCGGCCTGCCTTATTGTCTGCGGCGTTCTTAGCCTCAAGCTCCACAAACTGTTTGCTTTCACGAACCGCCTCAATCACCGCCGCGCGCATATCGTCAGATAGCTTTGCCTTAAAAATTGAATCCCCTCCGGTAATACCCATGCCAGCCGCATACATCTTGCCGTAGGAATCAGTTTCAACTTTCACCTGGTAGTTGCTGTCGATGGGGTCATTAATTTTTGCCGAGCGGATAGAGCCAGGATCAATAAAAGCATCATTGAGAAAAGATTCGCCCATCAGCTTGGCGGCAGGGGCTTCGGGACATCCTATCTTCACCCGCAACTTTCCGGAGCCGTCAAAAAATTGCATTAAATGATTATCAATCATTACCTTGCCAGATTTATATGCGCGCTTATCCTTCACGCGCAGTTGGCCGGGAAAATATTCAGGGCAGCCGTTTACTTTAGTGCGGCGGCCTTTCAGATCGTATTCAGCAGAACCCGCAGGGCTTTTGATAAGCATGCCTGTATCGGTCAGTACGACACGCATGCCTAACATCGCTTGTTGTAGCGATAAATATTTCATTAGGTTTTTCCTTTTAGATGTGAGCCTGTCGCACGGCAAAACCGCCAAGAGGTAACGGCATTGCCCAGGCTCACTGCTGAAAGACTCTCTTCGGTGCGCGTGCGATGCGCATAAAAAAGCCACCAGCGGATGCGAGTGGCTTAGTGATAAGTGTGGTAGCCGGCGCTAAACGGAGATTAGCGTCTTGTCATAGCCGGTCAGGAAATAAAGTCATCGCTTCCCAGGCGGTGGGAGCCATAGCGAGCCTCATAGCTCTCACCAAGCATGTGAGCTTTTGTTTCTGCCACGTCCTTTGACCCATACACGCCTGCAAGATGCCACGGGGAGTTGCGAACAACACCCCATCCTTTAACCCACCCGTTATTATCCAGATCTGGTTTTAAACCTTCTGCTACATACATAGTTTTCTCCTTTGGGTACCCGGAGAATATGCTAGGCACTTAACTAACGGAAATAAATATCATTAATCAAAGGATGCAGTAATTGTTAAACAGTGCAAGTCGTGACGATCATGCTCTACGGTTAAATTCGAATCGGATGCCTCCACCTCATATGTTTTGGCATAAGGGCTCGTTGCTTTACCTGATACAGAGTCTTTAACCAGCACAACGCCATCCTGTAGCACCTTAAACGTAACTTTTGCACCGCATACGATGCCATCCACATGCTCTTCAAGGTGATTGATCGTAACTTTTAACTTTTTCATTTCCCGACCTCGTTATGAAGCATTATCGCAGGCACTCAGTGAATGCCTGCTGTAATGCCTACTGCTGGGTTACGCCCTCAGCTTTCACCGCATAAATCGGGGTGCCGGGATGTTCATCATCTTCGACAGCACTTACATCTTCTTCATCAAGCCAACGTTCACCAGCCTGCCCGTCTGCCGCTTTGTAATGCACCAGATATTGATTGCTGTGGTTGATGCTCTCAGCTCGCGATTTGATATGTCCCATCTCGCCGCTAATGTCGATTTCAACAAACTGATTCAGGTCATACTTAAAGGTCATAGCTTCCTCTCAATATTTTCTAAGGCACTGCTGCCTGATGTAGTCCTGCAACCCAGCTATTTGGCTGGTTGCGGTGCTGATTCGCTCCCGGAGACTGAAATAATTCCGTTCAGCGGCGTAAGTAAGTCCGGGGCTGGTAGCATCATCCACGCCGGAGGTGCTGGTGGTTCCGGGCATTGGTTTGGGGCAGGTGGCGGAGACTTGCAGCCGCTTACTGCCACCAGCAACATCACGCTGAAGCTGATCGATAGTCGCTTTTGCACTTTCAAGTTCTCCTGTGTATTTGGCATCAAGCGCCGCAACGTCGCGCTGCCGAACCTGCATGTCATTGATAGTTTCCTGTCTTTGCTTAGCAAGAGATTCAGCATCATTTGCCCGACGACTTTCATCGGCAATTTTACCGAGCAGTACATAAACGAGAATTACCGACAGGACTAATTCCCCGGCGATTATTAGCCAAGCTTTAAAGGTCATCGCTGCTCTCCGCAATGCACATTGAGCGCTCCATCTCACGCCGGTTCTGCAGCCCTTTCCACTTCATGCCGCCCGCATACACCCAGCGGCGCATTTCATCGCAGGCCCCGCCAACGTCACCGGCATTGAGCTTCTTCAGCATCGTGGATTTGGAAAAAGCATTAAGCCCGACGTTATAAGTGAAGCTGTAGAGTGCGGCGCGCTGGTATTCGCCGAGCGGGACTTTAACCAGGCCATCCACGCCCTTTTTAACCGGCTGCAGGTCATTCCAGAGAAAGCGATCACATTCCCGGTCGGTGTACTTCTTACCTTTGACGATATCCCGGCCAGTGTGACCATCACAGACAGTCCACACGCCAGCAACATCTTTATAGGCCGTATATTCCCGCCCCTCTACGCCGCCCTGGCCGCCGAGAAATACAGTAGCGATAGCAATGGCCCCGGCGCCCGCAACAGCAATCAGTTTATTGCGCAAGCCTGCTGATAAAGCCATGGATTAGCCCTCTTCCAGTTT